ACCAAATGAAACGGCACGACGGTATAATGTCGAGTATGATATGCCTGTTGAGATAGAATTGAAAATAGGAATCAACTGGCTTGACTTATCTGTGGTTGCCTAGTATAGTATATCTACGAGCCTTAACGAAAAGGAGTAAAAGTTATGGACGGAACTGAAATACAAGTAATGGACGATATCGATAACATAGTTGCCGCGTTTCAAAACGACGACGACGCAAAACTTATGGAACTGAGTGGTCAAGGCGATGCCCCAAAGAAAACTGGGTTGCCAAGATTAAGCATTAACTATGAGACTGACACAGACGATGGGCTTTCACTGCCGCGAGGTGAATGGAAGATATTTTTAGACGGTAAGTTTCTGTATGCTTCAAAAGTTTCTTTACGCCCGTTGTTGCGGACGTACGAATACAGCCTTTGGGATCAAGAACAAGAAACCTTTGCTGCCAAGTCTGTGCAAAAGACAGGGTTGCAAGGAGACTTTCCTGATACCACGGGTACAAGTAAATGTGGACGTTTGACACGAGATGAAGAAAATGCTTTATCCGAAGATGACCCCGCCTTTATACACTCACGTAACGTTGTGTGTAATCAAATAATCTACGGACAAATTTCTGGTACGTTTTACGACGCAGAGAAAAATCCAACTGCTTTGGATAAAGTTCCTGTCGTTGCGTACTTCAAACGATCAGGTTTCAAGCCTGTTGCCGACGCTATTGATTTGCTACGTAGAAATAATAAACTGATGCAACGAACTTCTTTCGACTTGACCACCAATCGAATGAAGAAAGGTTCAGTAGTTTATTACGTGCCTGTCCTCAAAGAGGGTCAGAATGTAGACATAACTGCCAACGATAAAGAGTTGATGGGAATGTTTGCGGAGACAGTAAAGTCTCACAACGAATATGTTATGAAGGAGAACAGAGAGTCACTTAAAAGGACTGTGTCTGACGAAGATGTAGACCTTGCGGATGATTTCAATGTTGACGCTGCTTAACATACAGGACTTCTTAGAACGTGCAATAAAGGGGGAGACAAAGCTCTCCCCCGATTTAATTGAACAGTTCGTAGTTGACTGCCGTACTTCTGTCGAAAAGCAAATGAGAAGACAAGATGGCGAATGGCGCATACGTATGTCCGGACTAGGCAGACCGTTGTGTCAACAGATGCTTGATAAAGAGAATGTAGAAGAAAGCATGGAGTACAATGCTATTCTTCGTTTTCTTTTTGGAGACATCACAGAAGCTATTCTTATGTTGGTTATGAGACAGGCAGGAGTAAACGTAATTGATTTCCAAAAACCGTGTACGCTTGAAGTAGCAGGACACACTATTCACGGCACTCTTGACGTTATAATAGAAGAGAACGGTGAGATAAAAGTGTGGGACATAAAGTCCGCAAGTGATTGGGCGTTTAAAAATAAATACGCACACGGGTACGACAAACTACTTGAGGAAGATCCGTTTGGATATGTAATGCAAGGCTACCTATACAGCGAGGCAGCCGGATATCCTTTCGGTGGTTGGATTGTTGTAAACAAATCTAGTGGAGAGGTGATGCAAGTAGAAGTACCCTCTTGGCGCGATGACAAGCCCGCGTACTTGAAAGATGCAGAGCGTAGGGTAAAGTACCTTGTGAACCCCGACTCCAAGTTTATACGCGGTTATACGGCCCAGAATGAGACGGTTAAAACAAAAGGAGAAACTATACCTACAGGAAACAAGCTGATGCCAAAAGAATGTGGGTTTTGTGGATACAGACAACACTGCTGGCCTAAAGCTGTGTTACACGATAAGGTTACATCACGCGCAAAGTTTCCACCAAAAGTTTGGTACACTAATTTAAAGACCACGAGTGTGTAAATGACATACCTCATCGTACCATCTTACAATTTACAATTGATAGAATTAAACGACAGTCTTCGTCACGTGTACGTGGAATCAGACAAACGTACGGGCGGTGGCAGAGAAGTAGTTAAGATACGTAACAGCGGTAAAGGTTTTCCTTTAACGTTGAGGGATAACTTTTCTGAAAAAGGATATCTTACGGTATCTTCGGAAGCAAGTGACATCCGACGTGTGGAGAGTGAAATTGGAAAGATAGCATCGGCAGCAATAGGAATGGGAGTTTTAGTTTGCGTACCAATACAGCAATTAGCGCAAGAGATACAACAAATAGAAAAGTCTTCCCCGCGTCTGGCAGGGTACGTTACAAAGAGACTAAAATCTATCCAACTACTCCGGTGAAAGCAGTGAAGAAATACGGTGGATACAGATCTCAGTTTGAGTTGAACATAGCACAGACCCTTGCTAAGAAGGGTGTTAAGTTTGAATACGAAAGTAAGAAGCTTGTGTACATACCTGATCCGCGTACGTACACTCCAGATTTTTATATTGTTTCTACGGATATATACATAGAAGCAAAAGGACATTTAGATAAAGCAGACAGGGTAAAATTATTGCTTGTAAAAAAACAATATCCTGATATAGATTTACGTCTGTTGTTTATGAATTGTAGAAATAAAATATACAGAGGTAGTAAGACAACGTACGCTATGTGGGCAACGCGTTACAACTTTCAATGGGCAGAGGGTAGCATACCTTCTGAATGGTTAAAAAATGAACGAGTACGAAGATAAGTTAGAAAAAGCGTCGCTTCTACCTGATAGATATTATATAATTTTAAAACAGGGGAATGCCCCTGATATTTTTTCTGTGGTGGCGTACGATACAAACGAACACAATGAGGAGTATGACATCGATACAATGCCAGCAGGTATGGCAATACAACACGGGCTTCTGTCTTATTTAAAAGACAGTGTCTCTGATGTTTTTGATAAAGGTGTAGCAGAGATAGCTTTCAAGTTTGTTGCAGATGATATGGTTTCCGACATACAAGAGGGCAAAGAATTGCTTCCTAAAAACATGACTAACAACGTTATAAAAGTAGATTTTGGAAAGAAACAATGACACAAGAACGACACGAAAAATACATGGTAAGAAGAACAAGAGAAGAGCAAGCAAACGCTCAATCAGATGTAATTAAAAACCCACCTCACTACGAGCGTTGGGATATTGAACCAATTACGTTCATTATGAAAAACGACATGCCCTTCTGGATGGGTAACGTAATAAAGTACGTGGCTAGAGCAGGGGCAAAAGAGAATACAGATGAGGTAACTGATCTGGAAAAAGCAAAACGATACATTGACATGAGAATAAATCAACTAGAAGGGAGAGAACCTAATTATGCTGAGTAATATGTTACCAACTTCGTACCAACAGTTTATACACAAATCTAGATATGCTCGTTGGATAGATTCCGAACAGCGTCGTGAGAACTGGGATGAAACAGTAGATCGATACATGAGTTTCATGTCAAATCACGTAAAGACAAAACACGCAGTTGAGTTGTCTAAAACAGATGTGGATGAGATACAAGAGGCTATACTAAATTTAGATGTAATGCCTTCTATGAGAGCTATGATGACAGCAGGAGCAGCCCTTGCACGTGATAACATTTGTGGATATAATTGTTCTTATATTCCTGTTGATAATCCTCGTTCTTTTGATGAGTGTATGTATATACTTATGTGTGGAACGGGAGTAGGATTTAGTGTAGAACGAGAAAACGTAGATAAGTTACCTATAATAAGTGACACGTTTAACGAGTCAAACACCGTGTTGAAGGTAGCGGATAGTAAGCCGGGATGGGCAAAAGCATTCAGAGAATTGATTGCCTTGCTGTACGCAGGACAAATTCCAACTTGGGATGTCAGCGCAATACGTCCTGCAGGGTCACGTTTAAATGTTATGGGCGGACGTGCATCAGGCCCACAACCTTTGGTAGATCTATTTACCTTTTGTGTAGAGATATTTCAAAAAGCAAAAGGTCGTAGGCTGTACCCAATCGAATGTCACGACATCATGTGTAAGGTGGGAGAAGTTGTCGTCGTCGGAGGTGTTCGTAGGTCTGCACTAATTAGTTTATCTAACTTAAACGACGATCAAATGGCTCATGCTAAATCAGGCCAGTGGTGGGAGAATGAAGGGCAACGAGCCTTGTCTAATAACTCTGTGGCGTACAAAGGTAAGCCAGAGATAGGAACGTTCATGCGTGAGTGGCTAGCTCTGTATGATAGTAAGTCCGGTGAGCGTGGCATATTCAATCGTGATGCAGCCGACAAACAAGTTGCAAAGAACGGTAGACGTGAAACAGGACACATGTGGGGTACTAACCCGTGTTCAGAAATAATTTTACGTCCATATCAGTTCTGTAATCTTAGTGAGGTAGTCGTACGTGAAAACGATGACCTTAACAGCTTGAAACGTAAAGTTCGTATAGCCACTATTCTAGGCACACTTCAATCAACTCTTACTGACTTTAAATATCTGAGGAAAGTATGGAAAGACAACACAGAAGAAGAACGTTTGTTAGGCGTATCATTAACTGGTATTATGGATCACGCAGTTTTATCGAAAACTGTAGACAGTCCAAAGTGGTTAAACGAGATGAAACAAGAGGCAGTTCGTACAAACAAAGAGTATGCCCAGATGCTTGGAATCCCACAGAGCGTTGCCATTACTTGTGTAAAGCCGTCGGGTACTGTGTCTCAACTCGTGGACGCAGCTAGTGGTATTCACGCAAGACACAATGATTACTACGTACGGACTGTACGCGGAGATAACAAAGATCCACTAACACAGTTTCTAATAGAGTCTGGAATACCTTCTGAGCGCGATGTAATGAAACCTGATTCAACTACTGTATTTAGTTTTGTTATGAAATCTCCTACAGGTGCAGTAACACGAACACAGATGACAGCTATTGAACAGCTAGAGCTTTGGAAGAATTACGCCTTGAATTGGTGTGAACACAAACCATCTATTACTATATCTGTTAAAGAACACGAGTGGATGGAAGTCGGAGCTTGGGTGTACGAGAACTTTGATGTTGCATCAGGTGTGTCTTTCCTGCCACACTCAGATCACACATATCAACAAGCTCCGTATCAAGACATCAATGTAGATGAGTACAAAGAGTGGATGCAAGTACATGGCAACACGACTATTGATTGGAAGAAGTTGACAGACTTTGAAAGAGAAGACAACACGTCTGGTTCTCGTGAGCTTGCATGTACGGCAGGAGTTTGTGAAGTTGTAGATTTAAGTGCTGCGTAAAGGAGTAAAGCATGAAGAAGTTAGCATTAGAGAATTATTTGACTAGATTTATAAGGTATGTTATAGATTGGCGTAAAACACGTAGAATAATACGACAGTTACAAGAGCTGCCTGATCACACCCTCGAAGATATGGGGATACGTAGACACGAAATAGAAGGTCTAGCATACACAGAGTTACAACGAAGGAACTATGAAAAGTAAAGCGTGGCGAATCTGGGCGAAGACAATTGGAAGCAAGATATCAAATGATGAACACGAAAGCGATGTTGCTGCTATGTTGCGTACTTTTTGGGTTCTTACTCATTTGGTAGCTTGTTTCTTTATTATTGCACACAACGGTGTTAAACTGGGATGGTTTTAAATGGAAGACAAAATAAAAATAAACGATAAAGAATACGATGTAGAGTCTCTTGATGATACGCAGAAGTATTATGTAAAGCAACTGCGAGAGCTGAAACAAAAAGAAGCAGACTTGCGTTTCGACATGGATCAGGTGCTTGCAGCTCAACAAGTATTTCGTAACATGCTGATTATGTCCACAGAGAAGACAGATGATAAAAGTACAGATAACACCTCAAATACGTGAAGCTGCTAAAAAGAAAGCTGCCTCTGTAGGTGTGTTACAGGGCAGCATAACTGGAAGTCAAAGCAACGAAGTAGGATGTATTGGTGAGATAATTGTAGCAGAGTACGCAGGAGCTACAATGGTAAACAATCCAAACTACGATTTAGTTCTAGATAAGAAACGGATTGACGTTAAAACAAAACGTTGTAACACGCCCCCGCGTACTTACTATGATTGTTCTGTTTCTGCACACGGTTCAAAACAAAAGTGTGACTCGTACGTTTTTGTACGAATACTTACTGACTTGTCGTGTGCGTGGATACTTGGAGAGATATCGAAAGAAGACTTCTACAAAAAGGCTACCCGATACAACAGAGGGGATCTGGATGTAGACAACGGATACATATTCAAAGCAGACTGTTACAACTTAAAGATAGGTGAGTTAAATGAAGTGTTGGCATTGTAGCACTGAGCTAATATGGGGTGGTGATCACGACATTGAAGATGAAGACGACACGTACTCTATGGTAACAAACCTATCGTGTCCTAACTGTCACAGTCACGTAGACGTGTACTACCCGAAAGAAGATGCAGATGTCTAGAAAACCTAAAAAAACAAAACTGTTTCAACTAAATGTCTTTCTAAGACAAGACGGAAGAATAGAAACAGAATATGAGTCTGTAGATCCAAAAGAGCTGGCAGAAGTATTCCAGAGTAACATTCCGGAAGAAGACTTGAGCCAGCCCTTTTTTAATTACATAACGTATTTACGACGTGTAGCCGACGACGTACAAAGAGGTACGCAGGGTTACTTTGTGTGAACCTTGCCACCGTGTAACATCTTCTTCTTCATCTGACCACCGTAAGCCATCTTGCCTTTTCCGTCGGCAGCAAAGAACGGAACTTTCTTTCCATCTTTCTCCACCATCTTTAGCTTACCGCCACCAGCCATCATAGGCATACCTGTCATAGGCTCTTTCTTGGAAGGTTTTGGTGCGGACATCATCATGCCGCCCATGTTCATTGGTTTGCGTACAACGCTACCGTAAGCCATACTTTTGCGTTGTCCATTATTGTACATCTTCATCTGTTTGCTCCTTTTCAGATTCTTGTTCATATCCATCGTGGATAATCGTTTTCACTACAAAAGCTTTTAGTAGTGGGGTTAAGTATCGTACGTCTTTAGTTGTTACGTTAGATGGATCAACCATCATTTTATATATGATTTCTCCTGCTTCTTTGTCACGGGCTACAAGTTCAAGTACGTTTGTGTCGCCTTGAGAAAGTTTACGTAAAGCCATTTCTCCAGCAATATACTGGGTGCTTACCATTCCTCTTGACCAGTTGAACATACGACTTAGTACCTCGTTATCTGACATGGGTCGAACACTTCCTTGAGTAAGTCCAGTAGGAACAGTTCCACCCCCTTGAGTAAACTTCATAAATCTAGCTATGTTTTCCATGTACTCTAAAGAATCGGGATCTATATACTCTTCAAATAACGCTCTGACATTTGGATTATTTAAATCTTCTACAAGCTGCACGGGATTTATCATAGTTTCTCTAGCTCGTGTTTGACCGTCTAATGTTTTGTACGTGTACTTATCGGACGGTGCAACTCCCGCTCTTTCCATCAGTGCTTTAGGAATCATGTATTTCATAGCAGATTCAAATTCTTTAGTAGCTTCTTCAACACTTAGCTGACCCCCGGCTGTACGTGCATTTATAAAATCAGCTTCTATTCTGTCAATTCCGCCTCTTCCTTGTGTCATAAGTATCTGATCAAATATTTGCATGTAGTTCATACTAGCGTTGCGCTCAAGTTGTTTTACGCTATTTAATTCAAATTTAGCTTCGACTACGTTAGCATCTTGTCCTGTTTTTATAATTTGATCTGTTTCTTTTATAAAATCGTCTTTTTGTTTAGCAATACTTGCATCTTGTTTTATAAGATCAGATATATCTACTTCTAAGTTTTGCATCTTATCAAAATCTAAAAGTTGCATCGTTTCAACGCCCCCGTCAGTTTTTACCTTCACAGTAACACTCTCCTGAAGTTGAGCTATTCTACCTGCTCTGCTCCAATCGTATTCCCCCTGTGTAAGTCTAGCAGATGGAGAACCCTCTGCTAATCCTGCCTGACGAGCTTGTAATAGTCTAGTAGTTTGTTGAGAACCCCACGCTTCGTACACAAGGGAAGAAAGAACGGTAGATGCACTTGCAAACGCATTTACTCCCTCTTCTGTTGTAAGATCAAATCCAAGACTGTTGTCATCAAGACGTTGCCCCCACACTTTCGTAACGTCCTCTACTTGTCTAACAACATCATAAAGGTTATCTGGATCGGGTTCGTTTATTGTCTTTATCATAGCGTTACGTAGTGGTTCGTGCCAAGTTTCTGGTTCAGAACCTTTTTTCCAAACGTTTCGGTATTCTCCTTCTCCTGACAGTCCTGCCTTCTTTTGAAATCCTTTATCAATAGTGTCAGCTAAACCACCACTTAAATAAGGGTCAAACTTTATTGCTGAATATTCATTACGTGCTTTTTGTAACGGAGCTGCTAGTTCAGGAATGCTCATAAGAACTTGATTAAAACTGTTTGCGTTATCGATGTATTTACTACTCAGGGCAGGATTAGAATTTTCTGTACGCTTCGCCATTCTGTTTAAATGTTTTCTTATCTCATCAACTTCGTACGCAGTAGCTTTAAACATGCTAAAGTCGCCACTGCTTGCAGACATAGCTAACCCTATCTCGAAAAAAGATGGATCATCTGACATGCCAACTGCTAACGGATTTACTTCACCATTTTCAAAATTCTTTATTGTAAATTGGGCTTTTATTTTTTGTAGTTCTTGTTCGTCAAACTGAGAAAAGAAACGATCTGCCATTCCCTCGAATGTGTTTAGTAATTGCCTTCCGGATGTGCTTTTAAAAAATTCTTTATCTGCTTGAAACAAACCACGTAAAGCTTGAGCGTCCATACCCTCAACTACACCGAATGTGTCTTTGATGACATCTTGGATGTCTACCTCTTTACCTCTCATCATGGTGTCTACTTCAGCGTACGCAGCTTTAGCTAAACGTTGATGATACGCCATTTGAGTTTCGTACGCATCTTCTAATAACAAGCCTAACTCACGTCTGTACCGAACATTGTCTGTGCCTTGTAAAGATTGAATTGCTCTTGCTTTTCTAGCTATGGCATCGCTTAGTTTATTATGCTCCGTATGTATTATTTGTTTTTGTCTCTCAATACTTTGTAAAGCTTCTTTGTCAATTCCTATACGTGCATCTATAATTTTATTAAATTCATCAGGGTTGAGAAGAACATCGGGATCTGAAACTTTAGAATCTAAAATACGTGATACATCATCTCTTCTAGCAGATATCTGTCGGGTTGAGTTTATTGTTGCTTCTTCAAGATTGTCTAACCACATTCTCATGTTATTTAAATCTTCTACGTTTTCTCCCCCGCCCTCTACAAGCATCTCTCTTAATCTATTTATAGTTTTATTTACACCATCAAGCAGTTGTTCTTGGCTATTTTGATATGTAATCGCAGCTTTAATTTTATCTGTAGCCCCTCTACCTGTTGCGAGGTTATTTGCTTCAACTGCCTGTAAATAATTTATTTGAGACATTTGAGCAAATGTTAACTCTAAGTTTTTTAAAACTTCAGTTTGTTGCTCCGGTTTAAAAGCAGCTACAAGATTATCTCGTACCTCTATAGCTTCTGTTATATTAGCCATAACGTTGTTCCGTTGATCTTCTGGAACAAGACGCATCACTTTAGATATTCTTTCAATGCCTTTTATTTGTTCTGTAGTTAAAGGCTCTAAACCCTCTTGTCTACGAGCGTTGTTTATTATATCGTATCTTCTATCTACAAGAGTACCTAAAGGTATTCTACC